TCAATCAGTTAAGTTCAGACCTTTTTTAGTTAAAGAGGAAAAAGTTCTTGTCCTCGCATTAGAAAGCGAAGATACAAAACAAATTACGAATGCAATCAAAGCAGTCATTAAGGGTTGTATTCAAACCAAGGGGATCAAGGTGGAGACCCTTCCCACATTTGATATCGAATTCTTGTTCCTTAACATTAGGGGAAAATCTGTAGGAGAAACTATTGAGTTGAATATTATCTGCCCAGATGATGAGACAACAGAGGTTCCTGTTACGATTGATTTGGATGACATTCATGTTCAGACCAATGATGAGCACACAAGGCAGATAAAGATTGATGATAGTCTCATGATGGAAATGAAATATCCATCTCTTGATCAGTTCATTAAAAATAATTTTGACTTTGAAGATAAGAATGTAATGGAGCAATCATTTGATTTGATTGCATCTTGTGTGGATAAAATTTATTCTGAAGAGGAAGTATGGGCAGCAGATGACTGCACTAAGAAAGAGATGAAAGAGTTTTTAGAACAAATGAATTCATCTCAATTCAAAGACATTGAGAAGTTCTTTGAGACCATGCCTAAATTATCACATAAAATCAAAGTAACAAATCCAAATACAAAAGTTGAAAGTGAAGTTGTTCTTGAAGGGTTAGCAAGTTTTTTCGCATAGCCCTGGTACATATGAATACGCTTAGTTATTATAAACTTAACTTT